TGCCAGAGAAGAATATCCCGGACAAGATAGTCCACTTTATATTGAAGAGTTAGACAAAGCGTGGGGGATGAGCGATGCAGAGTTGGATGCAGAGATTGTTAAAATAGCAGATCCTGAATACTTGGTTGACAATGATTATGAGGGCATCGGAGATTATGGCATCCTGCCTGTTTTGTTGGCGCCAGTGAGAGAAGATGCACCTGAAGGTTCGTTTGAAAGATTGTTGGCGCTTCAGGCTTCAAGAATGGCTAATTTTCAATTGAAAGCAGAGGCGGCTGTAAGCAGTACATTGCGCGCTGCTGCAAGAAAATCTGAAGAGTGGATAGAGCGTCGTTTAGAGGAAATGTATCTTTTTGAAGAGGAACTTCGTTCAGGTTCTGGATTAGAAGAAATTTTTGAGTCTCCTTTCCCTAATTCAGAAATGATTACATTTGGAGATGATGAAGCATTTATCTTCAGGGCTAGAAGGAGCGCCTTGCAGCAACTTTTGAATATTAAGCAAGGCTACGAGCCTGATGGCTCAGGTTATAGGGTCATCAATAATCCTTATAAAGTCGTGGTGGATTCTGATGGAGTACACAGAATTCCAGATCGTTACAACACGACGTATCCTGACGAGACGCCCATTGAATCCGCACCGGATGATGATTCCGGTAGGCGACCACCTAGTGATGGTCAGAAAATGGACATGCTTAAAAACTTGCATTATGTTGCTAAAAGACGTGGTGACAGAGAAAAAATGAGGGAATTAGAGCATCAGTTGCGAGAACTTGCCGCAAAGAAAACTGTTCCTTTGAACAGAGCAGAGGGAAGATTTTCACAAGGTGGCATTTTAGGTGAACGAGGTGAACGAGCAATGTCTCCTCGTCCAGAGTGGGTGCGAAGAGAGGTTGCTCGACAGGGCGCTCCGACAAGTGACGAAAAAGGATTTCTCAAGGGATGGAAGCACGCAGAGAAAGTTATTAGAAGCGAGAATGGGAAGTTCACAGAAGAGGATATTAAAAAAATTCATGGGTTCGTTGACGAATCAGGAAACAAGGAATATCGGACAACTCCTGTTACGTTTGCAAATGGAACCACAGCAGTGTCGGCAGATTCTATTCCACGGGCAATGGAAAATTTGTTGGAGGCTCATCGGAATGGAAATATAACTTTTGATGAGTTCGTGGAAGAGTTTCTTAAAATTCATCCATTTGAAGATGGGAATGGTCGTACTGCTTCAATTTTATATAACGCTTTAGAGTGGCAAGAAAAACCGGGGTACAAGGTAAAAGATCGTGAGCGTTTTAAAATGCTTCCTGATTATTTTGGGGAAGGGTTACAATTGCCGGAGGATGATGCTATTGAGTCAGACGACGATGATGTAGATCGAATAGATGAACCTGACGGTGACTTTCTCCTAGGTCTTCCAGACAGCCTCAACCCTAAGTCCGTACCAGAGTACGTTCCTTATGATGTTGATGAGCAAGGTTTTGTTGTTGATGCAGATCGGGAAGAAAGTGATGCAAACTCCGACAATTTGGAAAGACTCATAAAGTTGGCAGGTTATGCGCAAGTAGAAAAGTTGCGTCGTGAAGACGAGAGTTTGCCAGAAGAAGAACGATTTACACCGCCGAGTTCACACTTTACAGATTCTAAATTATACCGATGGGCAGAGGAAGCCAATAGGAGGATGGGCAACAAACCTTACACGGTTACAGATAGAACTTTCTACGATTCCAATTATGAAATCCCTGAAGAGATGGCGGGTCTGTCGTTGGAGGAACTTGATCTAATTGGGGAATTCGCTTTAGCGACAGCAGATAAGTTCATTGCTGCTCAGAATGCAGATTGGGATAGAAAGCAAAGCCCAGACTACGTTCCAAAACAAAGATTCTCGTTAAAAGGTGCTACGGATGATCAAAAACGTCAAAGAATGCAAGAAATACAGAAGGAACTTCGTAATACATTGGGAACGGATCGGTACGACAGATTAAATCCAGATGCCAAGTATCCCATGAATGATAAATGGGGTTACCACATAGTAACTGGCAAGCAGTTTGACGGAATGACATTAGAGGATGAGTTGCTAGTAGAGCGACTTTGGGCTGAGGAGGAAGAAATCAATGAATCTTTCCCAGCAGATTATGACAGTGATCTCACTCCAAAGGAAATGGGTGATGCTCTAGGCCGATTATCAGCAGACCTAAGTGAAATACCCACAACAGAAGAAGAGAAGGAAAGACTCCGCAACGTAGCAAGATTTTTAAACGAGGCTGATTGGTTTATTGAGGATGATCCCGACTCTGATGACCCTGAATTAGATAAAGATTGGTTCGATCAGTCAGCAAGAAGATATAGGAGTATGAACGATGAGGATCTTGCGACAGAAAGAGATGGTCTTTATCGAAAGATAGAAAAATGGTACAAGGAAGGGTCAACTCCAAAACGAAGTGATCGACAAAGAATACGTGCATTGGAGGATGAACTCGGAAATCGTGGGATCTTCCTTTTAGCAGATGAAGCCGAAGAATTCTTAAGAGAGGAGCAAAGCGGCGAACTTGGGGGATTGCAGTATCGCCTCAATGAGGATGCATCTACTGCAATGGGAGAATTCTTTTCCACTGGGCCATTAGAAGGGGAAGAATTGGCAAACTTTAGAGAATCTTGGAGACGCTCCATGAGGAGGAGTGCTGCTAATAATGCTACTGAATTGATAGGGCAGTTAGGAGCATTAGAACAAGAGTTGTTCGGTGATCCAAATAATCCTGATGACCCATGGGACATGGGCGATGAGGGGCCTCCTCCATGGTGGGTGGATGGAAAACCACCTCCTGAACCACCGCGTATTACTGGTATGTTTCGTCAAAGGTTAGACGACTTAGAGGGGGCTATAAATTCATGGGAGACTCCAAACAGGGAGGCGCTGGATTTAATAGCAATGCTACGGTTTGAGTTGGATGACCATGATGATAGGTATGCCGCTGGTGAGGGTATGCCCAACTTTGATAACTAGATGTTAGTGTTTAAAAATGGCTAAAGAAGATCCTGTTAAAAATCAAGTTTTACCCACAAGAAAACAAGCATTACAGGTTGCTAAAATGTTGGGGTGCACTGGGGCGCATAAAAAAGAAGGTGGTTGGGGTTTATGTGAATCCCAAGAAGGTTTAGAAATTTTAATTGAAGAAGGTAGTCGTGCTTATAGGGCATGGCGAGAGGAAGAAGGCAAGAAATCGGCTTGCTGTGAAGAGTGTGCAGAAAAAGCACCGCATTCTTCTGATAAAAAGAATACTTTTAGCACGAGAGACGAAGCAGAAGCCGTGGCTTCAGAGATAGGTTGTTCGGGTGCCCATCAAATGGGTGTTGGAAAATGGATGCCTTGTGATGACCATGAACAGTATATTGCTGCTAGAAACTCTCCTAATGTGCGGAGAATAGTTATAGACACACCCACAATGAAGCGCAGGAAACGGGTTATTAACCTTCCGCGTACTCGCAATAATTGGGAACCTTTAATTAATCGTGGCGTAAGAGGTATCGAAACCCTGCCCGGTGGTGGATTAGTGTCTGGTAAAACAGAAGATTAATAACACTACTACTTATAGCAGTTGCGCTGAAAATACATTTTCGTAATCTAAGATTAATTCTGTTCAAATCGGTAATGGTGCTTACCTAGCCGACTGACATCAAACCATTCAACTATGTCGAACAGGAGTACGACTATGGCATTTGACGAGAGTCGGCTTTCAGAACTTCAAGGCGCTTTGCGTGAGAAGATGACAGCCAACAACGAAATTGCAGACTCTTTCCGGTCAGAAGATGGAAACATCATCATTGACACGGATCGTAAATCTGCTTTTGATGACAACATGAAAGACATCAAAGAGATTAAATCTTTGATTGATTCCATGGAAGACATGCAGAGGGTATCCGATTGGGGCGCAGAGGCTCCTATCGAATCACTCGCTGCGGCTGCTGATGCAGATCAGGCAGGAACATTGGCTCAGGTCGTTGTTCCAACTGGTGTGAAGAGCCTAGGCCAAGCATTCGTCGAGTCAGACGAATTTAAAGCGATGATGAGTCGTGGGTCAGGAACAATGGACAGCCCTTACGGAGTAAAGAACCTTTACGAAGGTGATTACAACGTGAAGGATGTTTATTCTTCTCTTCCAAGCGGTACACCCGCCTCATTTGGCACCATTCAGCGTGACCCAATTGTTACTCAGCAACAGCGTAGGACACGAGTCCGGGATCTTTTCCCAACTCGGCGCACCAATGCTGCTGTAATTGAGTATTTCCGCATGTCGGGATTCACAAACAACGCAAGCGTTGTTCCAGAACGTGCATCTTCGGCCTTTGGCGCAAAGCCACAGACCACGATGGCGTTCACGGGCGTGCAGGCTCCAGTGCGTACAATCGCACACTGGGAAGCAGCCCACCGTAATGTTCTTGCTGATGAACCGCAATTGCGTTCAATCATCGACAATGAACTCCTCTACGGCCTTAGGCTACATGAGGACTATCAGATCCTTTCTGGCGCAGGCACCAGCGAAGACCTAACAGGTATTCTGAACACCACTGGTATTCAGACTTACTCATGGTCCGCAGGCGCAACCACACCAGTCAAGGACACAAAGGCTGATGCAGTTAGGCGTGCGGCAACTCTGTCGTTCCTCGCCTATTACGAGCCTACGGGAGTTATTCTCCATCCAAATGATTGGGAAGACATCGAATTGGTCAAGGATTCAAATGGCCAATACTTGATGGCAGTCTCCATCGTGCAGGGTGCAGAAGCCCGCATGTGGCGCATTCCGGTCGTAGACACCCCGGCAATCACTGAGGGCACTGCTCTTATTGGTTCATTCGGTCAAGGTGCTCAACTATACGATCGTGAAGAAGCCACAATTCGTGTAAGCGAACAGCACAGTGACTTCTTCGTTAGGAACGCAATTGTCGTTCTTGCCGAACAGCGTCTAGCCCTTGCGGTTAAGCGCCCAGAGTCATTTGTGAAAGTCTCCTTCGACGCCGCTCCTTCCTAAACCATAAGGATTGAGTAAGTCGAAAGACTGACCACCTAGTAAAAACCCCCTCGGAGTGATCTGGGGGGGTTTTACTTATTATACGGATGATGCCAGAATTTTAGAATGTCCGTCGTCAAATGACAGACGGGCGAGACTGGCTTTTTTAATAATTTTATTATTAGCAACAAATCCTTCATTTAGATATGGGTCATATTCAACTGACAGGTTTGTTTCTAAAGTTCCATTGCAAGTTATTGTGCCACGAACGAATGCATGAACATTTTTGCGTTTGTCTTTTAAAACTCGTTTGCGTCCTGCTGGCTGTACAACAAATTTTACATTTTCTAAAGAAATGGATAGCACATGAGCAATAACGAGACCTTTGTTATCACCTTCTAAGGAACGAACGCTGAAGCAGTTTTTGTGGAGATTACGATAAACCTCTACTCTTTTAAGTTTTATAGTCATATATCTCAGTGTATATAGATATAAGTGTTTTGCAACTTTTTAAGGGTAGGTATCTAGATAAGTAGTCCATAGACTTCTATGTACAAGACATTCTTTGCATATAAGCATAGGATCTGTAGGGCCATTGAATGCTTCCATAAGGTCTGGATCGGCAAGATAAACAGTACCTACGTCATAGCAGTGTCCGCATATCCCGTTGTACTCTGTCCATGCTCCTTGTTCTATTGCTACTTCAAGTTGTAAAAGAACGTGATCCAAGGAGAGGGCTGTTTGCTCAGGTGTCATGGAACTATGTTATCGGATGGGGCAGGCTCCTGTGGCACAATCATCATCTAAGAGTTCGCTCATTCCGGCACTAATAAGAATTTCTTCGTTGTTAACCTGTGAAAGCATTTCTTGGTATCTGTCTGAAGTTATTTCTTCTAAAGGTGCTTGTTCAAATCCGTGTTCACTGTGAAGTAGGAAGGAAACAGATTTCATTGTCACCCAGTTTTCTTTTAGGAATTCTTGAACGCTTTCAAGTTCTCCGGGTTTGATGTAAACAGTTACAGAAACAGCGTTATCTGCCCATTCTTCTTGTAGGCGACATTGAAGATTTAGTTGGTCAACCGCTGTCATGTCTTCTGCAAGAACAGTTCCTTCAGGGAATTCGCAAGGGAACTCGACAACCTTTGTTCTGTCGTCGTTATTAACCCATTCAACGTGATATCCACGTTGTTCGCAGTAATCCAATAATGGATCAGTGGAAGCCATGCGTACTCTACGGATGTGGTGTTTGCTGTATCCGGGATGCACGCCGGGTGTTACTCCACCAAGAAGGCTTAATGTTCCACTTGGTTTAATTGTTGTTAAACGTACAGAGGTTGGCCATTCTTTATATGAAGACCAGAAAGTGTCGAAATCATAAAGCGCTTCGTAGGCAGGAGAGAGCCAGTCGAGTTTGTCTAGTGCTTGTGTCACGCCAGTAATTCCAAGCCCAAGACGCATATTCTTGTTGGTGATTTCATCTGATTCACGATCTAGGTATGGAAGGGCGGCAACAGCCTTTTGAATTTTGTAAAGAAGTTTTGAAATGTCGATCAATTCTTCTTGGCTTTCAATATTTGGCAACATTATTTCTGCAAGGTTGCATGATTCTCTGTTGGCAAGTCCAATTTCTGCACAAGGATTTGTTCCTTCTATCGTTTTATCTTCACGAACTTCAAAACGACGAGCATATTTTCTGGAAGCGTCTAGATTAAACAATCCATAAGGTTCACCATTTCCTTTGTATCCTTCCCAAAACACATCTGGAACACCTTCTATGTCGGAAGTTACAATGCTGTTATTTGACATAGCACGATGGTGGGGAACATTTCCTAGATCCCATCTTTTTGCATGCAGATAATCAATGTCGAAAGGACTGCCGAGTGCGATTTCTGCGCTTCTGCGAACATTTCCTGCAACAACGACTGAACCGATAATGTTGCAAATATCTAAGACTTCTACTGCGCGAAGATTTCGACCAATAGCCCCATTGAGAACAGCACAAATTTTAGTAATGCCCTCTATTAAAATACCCGGTCCAGATGCAGTTCCACCGAATGTCCGAATAGGTTCGCCTGCCGCTCTGATTAGTTGCGTGGAATAAGTAAATTCTGTCGGGTCATTCTCATCTCCTAAGTAAGTCTTTACTGCACGGAGAAGACATTCCGCCCAACCTTCTCTTTTGTCGGGAACAATATAGTCAGCATCAGTAACATCATGGTTGTCTACAGCACCTTGACGTACCACACCAAGACGAATTGGATTAAGAACAGAAAAGCCGACACCTCCACCAAGCATGAGTCGTTCAAACATCCATGAGAAGTCTTCTGGTTTTTGAATGTCAACAAACCAGCAATTACAGAGACTGTCTCCACCTAGTCGAAAGTTGTTGAGTGTTCCCAACTGCCAGAGCATACGTCCACCGGGCATACCTTTTAAGTTGAACATGTAATCGAACATGCGTTCGGCTTCGTCATCACTCAGTTCAGCACCTATTTCATTAGCCCCTTCCACAACGCGTTTGCAGGTTTGCCACCATTCTTCTGTTTGGTTGGTGTCTGCTAAGACCTCATCAAGAGTTAAGTCTATTTCGTTTACATTAATGAACTCATCTTCAAGTCCCATTTCGATCATGGCAGTCCAACGATGGTGGCCGTCAATTATATAGCCATCTTTACTGATGGGAATTTCTTCATCTAGGAGATTCCATAAGTTTTTTTCGGCAACCTGCATCATTTGGGCTACCTTTGAATCGGTTGTTTTTTTTCTGGGCTTCAATTCGGACACCCTTTTTCTTACTTTCGTAGGGGTGGGCCATTCAGCGTCAAGAATGCGTGCATACGTTCGTTTATATACGATGTATCCAAGTCCGTTAAAACCCCATGGTGGAGTTTTCGATTTGTACGAGTCTAAAAATTTTTCTGTTAATGACATATGATGCACCTCTGGCATACTGTGAGGTTTTTGAATAAGGACTCATAGTATGCCACTAAAAGTAAATACTAAAAGGGTTAAATCAGACCTAATTTTTGTGCCTCTGACCTGCTGATTCTCTTCCCTGCTGGTACTACTAGTACCTTCGCAAGATGTTCAGGGGTAATCCATCGTCTTTCAATGATATCTTCTTCAACCACTATTGTGTCCTCTTCTATATCTTCTTCAAAAACAATGGTGTGATCTTCAGCAGTGCAGTCTCCTGTGGGGTGTCCACAGATGATACAAGGTCCGAATTCGGCTTTTAAAAACTCGACTCCTTGTATAAAGGGTTCTTCAGATCTTCCAACCATTTATGAACATTACACTATAGATGTCTAATGTGGTGGGACGCGAAAAGGGTTACGATTTCTTTTGCATTGATCTAATCCCGTTGAGGATAGCAAAAAGCACCCAAGCGAAAAAGAACAGTCTTACGCTATGTATGTATCCGATACCGGGTCTAAATATTTCTAGATTAACCCAAGCCTCGTTAATGATTGAATTAAGACTCATAATAACAAAACCGCTAAAGAAACTAATTACGGATACTGATATTAATATTCCTAAGAAACTTAAAAAGTTATAAGATTTTGGAGTTTCTAGCGGGAGGTCATTTTGTGCTATGCGGTTAATAATGTTGTCAAATTCATTATCTTTGTCCATTGCTGTTCCTTTTGTTGACTATTTGCGATATGCGAGACTTAGATAAATCGAATTCATCTGCTAGTTGTGAAAGGCTGTAGCCTTTTTTTCTGAATGCTAATATTAATCTATCGCGTGCTGGTCTTGAACTGTTCATTGAAATGAATACTACTAGACCTAGAACACCAACACAATGCGCTACACTTCTTCTTTAGTAGTCGTAATTATAGGAGAAAGTCATTATGCCTGTTCCTGATGAATCCGATGACACCGAAGGCGGTCGTCGTCGTCGTCGTCGTCCAAGAGTTGTAGACAGAGTTGCCCGTGGCGCTTCTCGTGCTGCTCGGCGCATTGCAGAGCGTCTTTCTGGAAGGCGTTCCTAGACGGTCGTAGGGAGCAACTATGGCGTTAGTAACCGTTTCAGATCTTAAAAAATACATGGATATTACGTTTTCCAATACACAGGAAGACGCGGCTCAATTTGTTTTAGATGGTTTGGAAGCAGATTTAGAACATTATATAGGGCGACCTATTACGGCTGCTTCTTTTTCGGAATCTCATGTAGCCGAAGCAAATTATACTGGCGCATCGCAATATAGTTTTTTCTATGATTACAACATAGATAGAACAGGTACGGCTGTACAGGATGTAACAAAGCCTCCATTTGTTCTTTATACACGTAGAGCGCCGGTTATTTCTGTAGCGTCTTTGACGGTTCAGGGGCAAACGGATTCTTCTGCGACAACACAAACAGTTGGCGAAGATTATGTGGTGCGAAGATATGGCGTTGACATGTTCAAGGTTCTTGATAATGACAAAATAGTTGTCAACTATACGGCTGGATTAAATGCCGAAGAGGACAATACGAAGGCTTTAAAACTTGTTGTGCTTAGAGCCGCGTCTCGGGAGGTTCAAAACCTCCATGACGATGTTGTGGGTATGAAGGATTTAACAACTAGAAATGTTGCTCCTATGATTACTGGATTTACCCAAGATGAAATGAACTCTGTTAAACGGTGGCGCCGCGTCAGGATTGCCTGATAATGGCTATATACAAAAGATTCATATCTATTCGTATTACTGGAGTCAGACAACTTCAGCGTTACATGTTGGGCGTGGGGCGTCGAAGTAGTAGTTTTAGTGCTCAGTTTCGTTGGGCTAGACGTGAACTTGCTCGGTGGAATGCAGACAATTTTTCAACATTAGGTTCTGCTTCTGGAAAAGCATGGAATGCTTTAGATAGAGAGTATCAGGCTTGGAAAATAATAAACTATGGCTCGTTGCCTACGATGGTGCGGACAGGCGATTTGTATAGAGATTTAGTTACTCTTCGTGGGGGTCCAAATCATGTGGGTCATAAAGAAGCATCGTTTGGGACGGATCTTGAATATGCAAAGTTTCATCAAATGGGTACAAGATTTATGCCAGCCCGTAAAATTGTATTTGAGCCTGTTGACTTTCAAGAAGAATTAGGTAATAGAATATTAGAACATTTGATATATGGACCTAAAGGTACACATATGTATAAAAAAGCAAAATCTATGATATTCCGTTCAAGATCCGCAACTGATTTGTTGAGGCCATAATGGTTGCACAAATGGAAGGAGCGGCACAGGCTAAGAAGTATGTAAGTGAATATCTTGCTGCTGATATCCCAACGCGTATTATTGATTATCGGAATACATTTTTAGTAGATGACACTGTTTTACCTAATCCAGTTAAATATTTAACATATGAACCATTGGTTTTAGATCATTGGCCGACAATCATAACTCTCGTGGAGGGAACTAGAAATATTGATCGATTTGATTACACAAGTGCTGGCGATCCGATATATGACGTGACTTATGGGATGCGAACATATGCTTGGGTTCGTGCTGTGGGTCCAGAAGCAGTGACAACAGCGAGAGATCATATGACTATGGTTATTCGTGAAGCATTATTAGATGGACCTGCGTTGCGTTTACCTGCGGCGTCTACGACAACACCAGTTGGGGTGAATAGTGAAATCAAAATTAACGAAGGAAGCATTACAGAAGAATTTTCTGAATTAACAACATTAAAAGGTGAAAGGTTTTTAGCGGCATCTTTTTTGGGGTACGAGTTGAATCTTTATGAGATTGTTTCTCGAACTAATAAAGGAACATTGACTTCACCTGTAGTAAATGAATCTTTGATAGAGAAAGTTCCTAATGCGCCAACACTGCTTTTAGGATCGCCTTCTGACACTAAAGCCGCTTTAACGTGGCGTGCACCTTCTTGGGATGGCGGTGGGATATATGCAATTTCAAGTTATACGATTCAGTACTCTGATGATAAAGGGGTGACTTGGACCACGGTTATTGCTGATACGGGGTCTACAACTCCTGCTTACACTGTGCCTAGTTTGACAAACGGAAAAACGTATCAATTTAGAGTGGCTGCTAAAAATGCTGAAGGAACAGGTGCTTATTCTTCTGCTTCATTAAACATAATACCTTCAGCCTAGAACATACTTTCATCTGCTATATTCGAGTGAACATGCAACGAAACAAGTCGTATGGCATGTAAGATTTTTAAAGCAAGTCGTCTAGTAGCCAAGTGGAGGCGTACTAATGCCGGGAGTCGTAGTAAATACATCAGTCCGAACTGGACCTGTCACATCGGGAGATGTTGTTTCAGCGCAAGCATTTTTTGCTGGCACTACTTTAAGAGGCAAGTCTTCAGAACCTGTTCTAGTTAGGAATCTAACAGAATACAAAAAGTATTTTGGTGGGTACGTTTCAGGAAATTTGTACAGTTATGCACAAACTTATTTTGAAGAAGGTGGAAGTCGTTTACACATTCAACGTGTAGTGGCTGACGACGCTGTAGCAGGTTCATTAACAAGAGCAGATTCAGGCGGTTCTACTGTTTGCACATTTACTGCCGCTGATGTTGGTGCTTGGGCAGCAGATTTAGATATTCAAATTATTGCAGGTAATGTTTCTGGTGTTCGGGTAAAAGTTTTGCTTGGTGACGTAGTTGTTCTTTTAACTAATGACCTTGCAACTCTTGATGAGTTGGTTTCAGCAGTTAACCTTGGTGTGCCACATCTTGTTACGGTTGCTAAGGAAAGCGGAGCATCGAATATGCCAGTGGCAGGATCTGCGGCTGCTCTTACAAGTGGAGCAGATGGAACGCTGGTTACAAATGCCAGTTCAACTGATAATTATATTGAGGCTCTTGCAAAAATACCTAAGGATTTAGGTCCGGGTGCAGTGGCTATTCCGGGCATAGCAACAGCGGCAGGTTATTGGCATGCGCTAATAGATCACGCCAAATTAAATGATCGTATTGCTCTTTGTTCGTTTACATCAGGGGCCACAGATGCAGGTGCTAAGACGGCAATAAGTGGTGCTTCACCAGCAATTTATACAGATACCGATTCTCATTATGCAGGATTCTATTATCCATGGGTGAAGATTCCCGATCCGGCAGCCGCAGGTTTAACAATGTCTACTGACTGTGTTGCATATGTTGCGGCGAAAAGGTCTAAGGCTGCTAACTCTGCTAAAGGTCCATGGCGAGTTGGTGCTGGTGTGGTTTCAGAGGCACAGTTTGTGACAGCATTGAGTGCTCCTAGCACAGTACAAATGGACAAGGCAACTAGCGACGAGTTGGATAATGCTCGCATTAATGCTTTGAGAGTTATCAATGGCAAGGTTCGAGTATATGGCGCACGGTCTGCTTCTTCCGATGAGAACAACTGGCGTTTCATTACTCACAGGGACACAATGAATCATATTGTTAACAAGTGCGAAAGTGCACTTGAGCGACATGTATTTCAAACAATTGATGGACGTGGGACTTTGTTCGCCAAGGTGTCTGCCTCTATCATTGCAATTCTGGATCCAATACGCACAGCGGGTGGTCTTTATGAGGCATACGACGCTGCTGGCAAAAAGATTGATTCAGGCTATTCAGTAACTGTAAACAACACTAATAATGCAGCGGCAGATTTGGCTACGGGTCAAGTAACGGCAGATGTTGCAGTTCGTGTATCAGCGGTTGGTGATAAGATCACAGTAAATATTACTAAGTCAAACATGACCGCTGGAGTTCTCTAAGGAGTTTTAACAAATGGCAAAAGTATCACAGCGACAAATTGTAGCAGAGATAGTACCCTCAGATGACCGTGCACCCGAGCCGGGCAGCACAGATGGTAATTCTTACTTTGCGCAAGTCGGCGGTGGCGAAGTCACTGCTGCTGTAGAAAAAGTTTATGATGGTGGTTCACGATTCCCTGAGGTTCTATGTTCTGTGGCTGAAGTGGGTGACATTACGGTGACTCGTCATTATGACACAGTACGGGATAAAAACTTCCTTGAGGAATTGCGACAATTGGTCGGTATTGCTTATTACGATGTTTCTTTCTTTGAAATGGATTGCGATCTTAAAGACGCTTCCTCGATGAGAATTTACAACCATGCGCTGGTTGTTGGACTAACAGAACCAGATGGCGATGCGGCTTCTGGAGCGCCAGCGTCATATAGTATTACGTTCTCTGTTGGTCAAGTATCAGCAAGTGCTACGGCTACAGCGGGTGGATAGCGGTAAGCACACCAACTACTGTATAAAACTTAATTTAATTAACTAATAACTTAAAACTTGATCCACCTTCTAGGGAGGTGTAACATTAACTATGGCTGAAAATAAAAAGATAACCTATCCCGTTCCAGATTCAGAAACTTCTAACGAAAATAAAGAAGTAGAAGAAGCGCTTATTGATCCTCTTTTGGATCCATTGGCAGGAGTCACAGATAAGCAGTCCGTCTTAGATCAACTGCGTGGTGAGATTTCTAAAAAGGTCGAACGACCCATAATTGAAATCCCAGTTCCAGAAAGAGAAGGCGTTATTGTGAAGTATTCTCCGAATATTTCACAAAACCAATTAAAGGCATGGCGTCGTAATTCAGGAGAAAACAGCAAGGATGGTTTCGACACAATCAAGTTCGCTTGTTATGTTGTTGGTTCTACTTGTCGTGGCTTCCTAATTAATGAAGAAGAAGTTATGGCTGACAATGGTGAACCATACACATTTGCATCTAGAGAGATTATGGAGATGACTGGGGACACTCGTCCTATTCCAGATGGTATTCGTAATTTCTTTGGCATCGATCCACATCTTGAGGCTACGGCACTCAAGATTCTTGACTTCGCTGGATATGGGGAGGATGTTGAAGAATCCCTAAACCCTACGATACTCTAATTGAGGATTTGTCGGAAAATCTGCTCATCCAAACCGCTGCCCGTTTAGGGGAAGTTTGGGGAACCGACCCTATAGAAATTCTCAATTGTAGTGAAGAGGATTGGG